AGCAGAGAAGGAAAGCCGTAGCCGTGGCCATCTTGGCTTCAGCGGGATAGGTGATGACGATGAGTACAAGCAGTGGATGGGTTTCCACTGGTGCCTGCCATCTACATTCAAAGGCAGGATGCTGCGGCTGTTTGACCTAGGCAACCGCATCGAGGACCAAGTGGTTGAGAACATACGCGATACAGATGTGGTGTCTATCGCGTCTCATGATAAGGACGGCAACCAATTTCGTGCGTCGTTCTTTGGAGGGCACTTCGCGGGTTCCTGTGACGGCCTTCTCAAGGGCGTATTCCCGCCACCTAGCGAGGAAGTAGTCTTGCTGCTTGAGGTCAAGAGCGCCAACGATAAGCGGTTCAAGGAGCTTGTGAAGCTGCAGAGCTACGAAGCCTGGAGTGAAACGTACCGATGGCAGATTCACGCCTACATGGGCGCTCTTGGCCTGACCATGTGCATGGTGGTAGTGGTCAACAAGAACAATAGTGAGGTGTACGAGGAGATCATCGACTTCAACCCAGACCTCTGGGACAAGGCACAGGCTAGAGCTTGGCGGATCATCACCAGTGATGCACCCGACAAAGACACACGCATGTCTGAGAAGGACTGGCGCATGAAGAATGAGTCCAACCTGTACCGTGACATCTACTACGGGCGCCGTCTGCCGGAATCAGTCAACTGCAGGAACTGCAAGAACGTCAAGCCGCTAATCGAATCAAATGGTGCAGTTTGGTATTGCTCACGAAGCAACAGGGCTATCCCATTGGAAGAGCAGAAGCTTGGGTGCAAAGATCACTTGTGGATACCAGAGCTTGTGAACGCGAACCATCTACCTGGTAAAAGCACAGAAGATTCTGTGGCTTATCAGGTTGGGGTCATGGAGTTTTACAACTCAACATCTGAGGTGACGGGTGAGTATCACTACAGCAGCACAGAAATTCGTGAGTTATCAAAAGCAAACTTTGATGCTGGGCTAATGATGACCGGCGAAAGTGTGCGACGTGATTTCCCAGGTAGCTATTTGGACAACGTCGATGAGCGCAAGGTTCCGTTTTGACAGAAATTCTTTTGTCTACCCTTTCTAAGATTCTGTCATTTTAATTACCACTCTCGTGGGTCTTTGACGATCAGTATCTTGGTGCCAGGGTAGAGGGCTTCGACAAGTTTCTTCTTGAGTGCGAACACCTGGGTGACCACGCCCTTTACGTCCTCTACCACCACCTCGCCATCGCGCTTGTAGCGAAAGTCTGCGATGTATGAACAGATCTTCTTGTCTTCACCATCAACTGTGATCCGGCACGGGAAGTCTACCTGGACCTCGAGGTCTGTTAGTTCACCCGTGGCTTCGTATCTCTTGAGTATCTTGTATCGCGCTGCTTCAAGCTTGGAGTCAAAGACAATGCCGTCGTACTCAGTCTTCTTTGCAAAGTACTTGCTCTTGCTTTTCTTTGGTGCCCGCTTTGGGATCACATCAACTACCGCCCATCAGTTTCTCTTCTTCCTGCTGGCGCAGGAACTGTGCAGCACGATTAAACAGGGATGGCATCTGAGGTGCAACAGGCGCTGTGCTTGGCTGTGCTGGCCCGCTTTGAGGCGCACCCTGTGGTGCAGGTGCAGGTTGTGCAGCAGCCTCTTGTGCGGCCTGTGCTTGAGGTCTGAGCGGCGCTCCTTGGAACTGAGAAAACTGTTCGCCAATGGCCTCAAAGTCTAAAGGATTAGAAAGCTTGTCTTCGTTTCCACGCAAAGCAATGCTTATTGTCTCACCGCTTGGGAAGAATGCGTCGAATCGACCCGCCATTACCATGCCTAGGTTTGGTGTTTTGGCTTCGCGCAACGGCTTAATTATTTCATCAGTCGAAAGCCCAAGCGTTTTGGCATCTTCAATCGCCATGTTTAGGTCGCGCAGCGCCTTGAAACGCTGTTCGTTTGCAGTAATGAAAGCCTGAGTGGTGGTTTCTGCATCGACATTGCCACGAGTTTTTGCCACCTGGTTAAAGATACCGCCAGCATCACGGACGTTTTTCCCTGCCTCAAGCGCACGATAATACAGCACGCGCTCAGTGCGAGGCTTAATGCTTTTGACGCCAGTCAAAGCCTCTGTAAATTCTTGCACTGGGTCTAACCGATAACCCTGTTTGGTAACACCAAGCTTCGCGTCCTGTGTTGCAATAGATGCAACTGCTTTAGGAAAGTCTCTTAAACTTAACGACACAGAAAAAGGCATGAAAGATGTGGGACTCGTTGTCACATCGACTGGGCTGATCCCAGGCATTATACCGTCTGCAAGGTGAGCGAAGCCTTTGCCAATTTTTGTGCCCAGAGTATCTTGTTCTCTATAAATTGGACGATCAAACGTTGTGCTGTTACGCGCAAGGTCAACAATTTTTTCGGTAATGATGGATTCGCTCATGAATGGCGAGAAGAACTCTGCGCCTGCATCCCATGATGCATTAAAAGCTATTTCGCTTAGATCTGCTTCCTTTGTAATACCATTGTTTACGGCGTTGAAGACAGCAGCAACGGGCCTGCCGACGTAGTCGTATGGGTTGGTGTACGAGAAGTTATAGAAGTCGGTGACTTTGCCGTTCTTGTCCGTGGCAATTGGTATTAGTGTTGAGTTTCTATCCCAGTCCGCTGCCATGGACCGCTTGTAGGCATAGATTTGTTCTTGATTTGCGCCAGTAAGAATTGTTCCAGCAGCTTGTAGCGAAAGAGGTATGGCCGCATTGACTGCCATAAGCCCAGTTAGCCGCCTCATGCCTATCTCTCTTAGTTCTGGCGACTCACTTGCAATTTCTTTGATGCTGCGCCCAAGGATGTTGGAACTTGTCCTGATTATTTCGGCAGGGAAGGCAACGAAGTTTCCAAACGGCATTTGACGCAATCGCTTGATGAACTCAGGTACGCGAGAATAGTTTGGAACAGTGTCCTTAACAATCTCTGCAGCCTCTCGCTTCATGGCAAGTTTAAGCTGATCTGGCGTTAAGTCAGATGCTCTTATTACCGGTCCAAACTCCGTGAAGTTTCTGGGGTCAGACACAGGCAGTGCAGTATTTGGGTTCTTAGCAAATATATTTTCAAGACGGCCAAGCTCCATCTCGTAGCTGTATACCTTCCATTGGTCATCAGATGCTTGGTATAGCTTGGCGGCAAAACCGTTTTGCATTCCTTGAGCTTTCTTAAATAGTTTACCAGTCACGCCTGAACCAAGGCCCGTACCTTCGGCGGCATCATTGAGCAAGGACTCAAACTCACCAACCTTGGCGTTTGTATTGACCACACCTAGTTCGATCATTTCGTTGTAATGATCTTGCGCTTCTTTCAGGGTCGCGTGTACTTTGCCTGGGCTAGTTAATCTTTGATTAAGATTGCTGAATACAGTTGAAAAAGCCTTTGCAAAAGAATCGGAATTGCCAACGTTGCCATTAGCAAGTGCAAAGAAAAGCGCGGTTGTAGCATTTCTGATCTGAGTGATCGGGCTGTATACAGTCTTGGCTAGTTGAGACATGCCCTTCAAGCCCAAGAAGGTTGAATACAACGGTATGCTTCCCTTTGACAGATCAAACATTTCGCTGTTGCCTTCAAGCGCAGCTTTGTAATCGTTCTTTATGTACTTGCCTGCAAGCCGACCAAATCTGGCTTTCTGGCTAGGGGTGATTTCACTCAAGGCGCTGCCAGCTTCTGATCCTATTCTTGAGTATTTACCAATGCCATCAGGCGGGATCGTATCAAATATAAATTTAGCGCCATCTGGCAGGCTGTCGTTGTACTTAATTAGGTTGTTGTAATAGTTAGCCTTTGCTATGTGCTTCGACATGATGTCAACGGTTTCAATCATCTTGGTTCGCAAGCCAGCTTCTTGTTCACCGATGCCTCTAACCCTAATGCGTTCAGGGCGAAAGCGCATCATAACGTCCTTTGCGCCTGTGTACTCACCAAGGAAGTCTCTTACCGCAGGAAGATCATCAAGCTTTCTAGCCTTCAACATTCCTTGAGACACGCCTTTGAGCGTTGGCGTATCAACAACATCTTTGGGCTTAACAAGGGCGTTGTTATAGTTTCCTTGAACCATGTCGTTCAAAAGCTCCATGGCTCCAGCTTCGTCAAGAACATTTGCCTCATCTAAACCTTTGCTTGTTTCAACCAGTTCTTTTACCGCAAGGTTTGTTTGCTCTGGCGTAATGCTGTCTATGTACCCTGGTTCTCTTGTCGCTCGGTAAAGGCGCATACCATAGAACTCTTTGTTGGCCCCGATAGCATCAAGCAACGATTTTTTGCTTTCATTGCTTTGAAGGCCGTCCGCCAAAATATCTTGTACAGAATCACTTAACCCATCAATCTGATTTCTGAAGTTGGTTGCGGACTCGAACAGGGTCAGTTCTTTCTTGTTGCCAAACAAAGTTTTTGGCGCGTTCTGAGAAATTATGTCGCTAACTTCTTTAAGTTCTCTTGCCGCGTTGTTACGAATGGCTTCTCTGGAAAGACCTCCTAGCCTCATGTCTGCGTTTTCTGCAAACAAGAAGTCATTCAATGTGTCAAGAATTCTTGACCTGTCTTGGTTGTTGAATAGACCTTGGTTCTTGTTTGCAAAAGACAGTGCGTTCTCTATCTGCTCAACAGATTGTCTTGCCTGAGAGTTTTGAGCGGCTATCTGTGATACACGCAGGGCGTCGTATTGAGCCGTGAATCTATCTGGCAATTCGCCCTGCATGGTTAAATATTTACGGCCAACCTTCTGAAGACGCTGCACCTGCCTTTGCATGAACGTAGGGTTTTCAAGGTCTGGCTTTACACCAACACCACTAAATGGCGTCTCTGGATCTCTAATCGCTTGAGCCGCAGCTTTTGCAAAGTCTGTACCGGCGAATGCATCCAGCCCTGCACCAACGGACTTAGCTCCAAGCTTGGCGATAGCGGGCACACCAAGCACTACAGCGGCCCCCTCTGCACCTACACGCAGGCGATTGGAAAGATTGGCTGCTGCAAGCTCAGCGCCATCAAGGTCAGAAGTATCTATCCGCTTGGTGGGCCCAGCCTCGAAGAAGTCACCAAGTGTCTCAACGTCTGGTGTAGTAGCAGCTATGTCTGCGCCGACTGTTGCGCCAAGCTTGCCCACTGACCCCAAACCTTTTGCGGCTTTGGCAGCGATTCCACCAGGGGCCGCGAACTGAGCAATGAAACGCGCAGCCTTGCCCACCTCGGTCTGTGTATCTGGTTTGTACTTATCAAAGAAGCTTCTTACGGTCTGGATGTTTTCTTCTTCTGATCCAAGAAGCTCCATGGGCAATGTAGCGATGCCCTCTGTCGCGCTGACAAGACCGGCACCAATACCTCTGCCGATATCACCTATGGCAGATACGTCTTCTTTGCCTAGCTGAGCGCCACGTTCTACTAGTGGGTTTTCATCTAGGTATTTTTTGGCAGTCCTTCTGGCAACTTCTTGATCATTTGTATTTACATTTACAGATCTGCCATCAGGCAACCTTACAGTGATCATTATTCAGTAGGCTCAAGATCTATTGTTGCGTTTTGGCCTTTCGCTGCAGGAGCGGCTTGAAGACCAAGGTTTACCATCTCCTCTGGACTTGGTTGATATCCAGATATAGCCATCATTTGGTTTAGATCTTTTTGCGATACTGGTATGCCAGAGCCAAACTTCTCAGTGAACAACGACTGGAACAGCCTCTTTGGAGAGTTTGTTCCGCTGAGCAATAAATCAATCAGTTCGCCAGGCTTTGCATTAGGGTACTCAGCCTTTAATACCTCAAGATTCTTCATCAACGCAGTTTCATCTTCTCTCTGCGCCTCAAGCTGCCTGTATTCTTCTTTACCTAAGAAGAAGTCGCTTGCAAGGTTTCTAGGCGCTATACCTTCAGTTGCTTGCCCAGCTTTGGCAAGGGCGTATTGGTTGGCAGGATCTTGCAAGAAATCTTTGAACTGAGTGCCCGCGCCTTTCAGCATATCAAGGAAGGTTTTGGGCTTTGTTTTTGTACCACCACCACCACCGCCTGTTCCACCACCTTTTTTGTTTGACTTTGAGGCAGGGGTTTCAGGCGCATCTGGTCCAGATAGAAATTCTGAAAGCGCACTGATTTCTGGCGTTGCCATGAACTTATCGTATTCTTCTTTAGTAATCCTTCCTGCCTTCAAAGCTGCACGAAGAGCAGCAGACAGACCTGTGCTCAAATAATCTGAACCAGTTGTCAAATCTGTTACAGCCGCAGCCCCAGCAGCTCCAGCACCTAATTTTCCAACGCCTTTTATCACGCTGCCTGTAGTCTTTATTGGCCCTGTTACCCTTGACGTTGCTGATGAAACGGCATCTTTGGCACGAGCAACTGCACCCGGAGTGGGTTCTTCAGGAGCGTCTTTTTTTGAAGCGGGAGTTTTTGGCGTTGGTCTAGTCTTAGACAAACCTTCAGCTTGTTGTTGAGCGGTTAAAGGAAATTCTGCTTTTTTAGGAAGTCCTTCGGCTTGTTGCTCTGCTGTCAATCCCCGACGAGGCCCAGGCTTCGGTTTTGGCTTCAAGCCTTTAAGCCTTCTAAGCACTGGATGAATCGACATTAATGTAAGAAGAGCGGCCTCACTAAGCTGTCCAGTTTCAGCCAAACCAATTGCCTCTGCTTCAGACAAGCTTTCAAGTTGCTGAACAGCTTCTGGTGATAGAAATTCTTTAGGATTTGTAATGAGCGTTCTAAAGCCTTCAACGGTGTCCCGAAGCATTCCTGTTGCAGAATCAACAAAATCGCCATCAGCATATCCACGGATAGGCGCAACGCCTGCCATGATGCCGCCACCTTGGCGCATCTGTGGTGTCTGAAACATAGGCCTGTTCATTGGATCTTCGTACATTACTGAGCCTCCGCTTCTTGGCGGTTAACCTTTGAGTAGTCTACACGGTAGTAGCCGTCTTCAGCTTTATGCACGGCTGAAGGGTTAACCTTCATCAACTCTTGAGCCATTACGCCTTCAGTTGGCGCATTAATACCCATGGACTTGGCAGTATCATTCCAATCCCATGTGTACCATCCAACACCAGGCTCAACCTCGCCAACCTTCATAACATTTTCTTTCAATCGAATGTCTGATGGAGGCATGAATTGCGCCCCGAAGGACAAGGCACTTCCCAACCGAGCGGCGGTATTAGGCTGTTGATAAGTTCCAACCCCTTGCTGCCCAGAACCAAACCCAGTGTTGTAGCTAGGCATGAACGGAGCGCCTTGGCCAAGGACGTTAAAGCCGCGCTGCAGCCTCATGAACGGTTCATCAGCCATTTGAGTAGCCGCTCTGTAGTCAGAAGTAAACGCTCGATCTTGTATTCCTCGACCCGTCGCCCCCAATCCAGCCGTCGTTCCAATTTGGCTAGTGAGCATATCGAAGCCTTGGCGACCAAGACCAGCAATACCTTGAGCGCCTGCGCGAAGTCCTTGTTGCCCCATCTGGAAAGCATTCATTGCGTCACCCATGGCGCCACGAGTCTGTCTGTCCATACCGCCTGCAGCACCCTGCAGACGCGCCATTCGATCCCCAAATACATTAGAGCCAAGCTGCTGAGCAGATTGAAAATCTCTTCCTAGGCCAGAACCAATGCCTGCGATACCTTGTTGAGCCTGTAGGCCAAGCGCACCACCTTGTTGTGCAAGCCTGCCCGCCAACTCTTGGGTTGATATACCCATCTGCGCGGCACGCTGAGCGATGTCTGCCTGAGAAGTCAGACCGCTAAGCCCAAGCTGACCACCTTCAAGGGCGCCACGTTGAGCCAGTTGCTCTGCACTTAGGCCAAGGTTTGCTGCTTGTGATGCAGCACTGATGCCTGTCTGAGCGCCTGCTTGGCCCAGAGAGCCGGTTAATTGAGCAGCCTGCTGCCTACGCCCTTGTGCCTGCTCAAACGCCTGCTGAGCGGCCTGTTGAGCCTGCTGGAATCCTTGTGAGCGCAACTCGGCGCCGGTCTTGGCTTGTTGCTGCAAAGTGTTTCTGTCTATCTCGGCCTGCGCTATGGCTCCACGAGAGCCTCCAAACGCACCAGCGCGTACTGCTTGATCACGGGCCCCAATCTTTTGCTTCTCGCCCAGACGTGCAATCTCTGCTTGTTGAGCGTCAATGACATTCTGCGTGAACGGACTCATGAACTGGCCAACGCTTGATGGGTCAAATTGATCGCCTGTCCCCGCAAGACCAGCAATGCCCTGCATCGCCGTGTTTCTACCCATGTCACCAGAAAAACGAAGATCTTGTCCTGCCATCTCTGTTTGCATTCTGGCTCGTTGTGCGGCGTCCATCGCTCCTGCTTGAGCGCCAGTTACTTGTCCAGGAATACCTTGACTGGCTCGATCCATGGCTCTTTGGCCAATTCTAGATTCTCTATTTGCGCCTCGACCAGCAGCCATCATCTCCTGCTGAGCCATAGCGGCTTCTCTGCCCATGCCTCCTGCAGCGCCCATTTGCATATCACGAGCCTGCCGGTCCATGAACTGTTGACCCATACGAGGGTCATAGCCACGAGTGCTTTGTTCATACAATGCACGAGCGCGTGGATCAGCAAACGCTCCTGCAGAGCGCGGGTCAAAACCTCGAGCAGATTGTTCATACATGTCTTGAGCGCGAGAAAGCTGCTGACCGAAACCGCCTAATCCTTGAGCCATGTTTCTAGCCTGTATCTCCATTGGAGATAGACCGGCCACTTGCTGCGTTGGTATAGGTATCGGCTGGTTTATCATCCCGTATTCGGGATTGAAATACAGGTCCATCAACTGACGGGAAGTTAGCTCAACTCCAGGGGCTGAATATGATTGGCCTGCCTGCGGTTGGACTACAGGCATGCTTTCGTCTGTTTGACGTTGTTTACTCTTGCTGCCCAAAGACAATGCAGTGCCTGCGATGGCTGGAATGAAAGGAGCGAGGGCTGCAATAAAAGCTTCTGGCTGACCCGTCTCTGGATTGATGGTCAAATCACCGATTGGCGAAGTCTTTCTTAAAACATCAACTTCTGCTGGGGTCATGTGAACCAGCATGGAGTCTCCGTAGCGGCCTTGCTTAGCTAACTTCTCAGCCTGACCCTTCATTGGGTATTTTTTATTAGCCATTACGCTTTCCCCATCGCCTTTTCGCCAGCACGTTGTAGTGCGTACATCATTCTTGCACCCTCTTGACGCTGCTCAGCTTTTGTTTTGCCAGCGCCTTTTAATCTACCAATTCCTCTGACGGCTTTTGCATTTACAACAAACTCGCCATCGCTAAGCATTGCAGGTATGTCATCAGATGTTTCAGTCCCTGGACCAGATATGGGGCCGTTCATACGAGGATGTTCAACAGAGCCGCCATCAGCAAGCCCGCCAAAAGTAGGCGGCGTGGCGTTTGTCATGGGATCGCTATAGCCCAGCATGGATGTGTCACCCATTTCGCGTAATGCATTAGTGCCTCCGCCAGGTCTACCCGTTGCGAAGTCTATGAATCTGTCAGTTAATCCTTGCAAGGCTTCAATACCACTGTTGCCTGAAGACTTACCGCCACTCTTGATGTATTCAATAAGCTCTTCACGAGTCATGTCTTCAATGCGTTTTTCTTTCTTCTTCTGATTTTCTTGATAGTTCGCATTTGCTTGTTGAGCCATACCTCCAAGCGCCTCAATACCTCTGCCAATACCGCCTCCAACACCTTGAAGGGCATTGCCAATGGCGCCTCCAGCACCAGTAAGAGCACCACCTATGCCTCGGCCAATGCCCCCTAGCGTAGCCATGATCCCGCCACCAGACATATACATTGGCTCAAGCGATGCAATACCGCCTTCGGCCATGCCAACTTCCCCACCAATTCCAGCCATGCCACCGAAAAGGTTGCTTAAACGCCCAGTACCGCCTAGGCCAGAGAAGATGTAGTCTGCAAATGTTTCAAACGGAGGAAGGCCTTTATCAATTCTGTCTTGATTTATTTGCTGAAAAAACGGGCTGTCATCAAGGTTTATCCCCGAAGAATCAGTGTCATCTGTTGTTTCTTCATCCCCAACAGGTGTGCCGTCAGGATAAACCCTTATAACTTCAGGCTCGGTACCAGGTTGCACATACCCTTCAGGCGGTCCTGGCTGACTCATAGACCCGCCAACGTTTGATGGCATTGCTTCGTAATTCAAATAGTTGGCGCCACGAGCACGTTGTTGTTGAAATCCTCCAGCAAACGGGTTGTCCATGTTGCCAAGAAAAGCAGATTGAGCCGTGGCGGGATTAACTCTTAGGCCAGGGTTCATTTGTTCTAGTCGGCTAGGAGGGAAGCGACCAAAGTCTGCTTGTGTATAAGCTTTCTCTACGCCTTGACCAACCAACGCTTGGCCACGGTCTATTCTTGCTGTATCACTTCTGCTCATTTAACACTTCCACCTTCGTCTTGCCTGACGCAGTCTAGAGTTTGGATCTTTTGCCGCCTTCGGAAACTTCTTCATCTGACCAGCAGATCGCGCACAAAATGATTTTCTTCGTGCTGCGCGTTTACCTGTCGGCTTATCCTCTGTCACCGCCGTCTTGAGTTTACTACCAGGATTGGCTCTGCGATAGGCCTTTACGCCAGCCTCAGTCATGCCTGCGCCCGACTTAGTAGGTCGAAAGTTCTTCTTGTTTCGTTTCGGCATTTTGTCGCGCTTGCGTTTTCGCACTGCGCCGCCGCTTGAAAACTCTTCCGCATAACTTCTGAACATCAGGAGTACCTTGTTCGCTTGCGTCGATCAGACATGACGGCGCCACAACCCCTGTGGTTTCGCATGACTTCGCCACCATTGGCTTTTCTTACAATACGACGGCCTTTTGCAGATGCTGGCGAAGTAAATGTCTTCACATTGGTGGGTTTGCCGCCCACGCCCTGTGGTTTGGCGCGCTTTCTTTTGACTGCACTAGCTCGTTCGCCTTCAGTCATGGCCTTTGCTTTTGACCTTGGCACGCACTTGGGGTACTTGCGCTTTGATCCTTTGACTTTAGATCGTCCACACGCTTGAAACTTACCCTTTTTTTTGGGCGCTCCAATGTCAACCCAGTCGCCCTTTGAGCCTTTGCCAAACCATTCCTTCAGGCTCATTTAATGCCTGCCGTTCTAGCTCTCTTAGCAACAAACCCACCGCCGCTTTTGTTCCTAGGCTTTGGCCCTTTGAAGTCTTTTCGTTTTACTCCAGATGGATCTTTGATCTTGCCCGCACAAATCTTGCTGGCATAGGCATTTGCGTAAGCCGAAGGGTATACCTTGAACTTACGTTTTGCCGCAGCCTTTCCTCTCGCACAAAGTTTTGTCATGAACCTACACTCACCACTATGCTACCTTCTGTAACAACCTGAACAGATCCAACAATCGCTGTCGCTTCAAGCGGGTCTGTTTCGTAAGGCAGTCCTTGAGACAGACTGACCCATTCGTTACCACTATATACCTGAAGGGTGTTTATTGTGCTATTCCAAATAACATCCCCTGCATTGAACTTCAACTCATCTCTTTGAGTTCTTGTAAATTGCGGCGTTGCGTCTGGGTCAAAAGCGTTAAGACTAAGTTCTAACAGGCGAACAGTGCTGTTAAAAGTATCGCTATCTACCGCTTGGTTACCAATAACGGTGGGCAAACGTCCTCTTAAAAGCTTACTCATCTTCGACCATTAGGTTGTAAATCAAGCCTAGTCGCGCCGACTCTAAACCCAACGCCGCTTCTTACGCCAATATCCCCATCATCATCTGATTCAAATCGGATCACGGCCTGCCTTCCTCGAGCACGAGTGTCTATCTTTGTTGTGCTTGATGTGAAAGAAGATGTGTTGTCTGTAGATAAAGAGTCACCTGGGAAGTTTCTAGCTTTCAAAACAAAGTTAATCGTTTGCGTTGACCCGCTATCACCTGTGAACTTGATGTCTGGAATGCATCTGCGTATGAACTGAAACTGTTCGCCGTCACCTAAATCAAAGTCGGCGCTTTCAACAAAGACGTTATCCATTGGCTGGCCGTCATTATCGTGGCCTGTTTCGTGAGAGTAGATGTAGTTTTCTGCACCGTCGTACCCAGCAGCCCTCGGAAAGCTTTCTAATCCCTCATCAAGCCAAGCTGTTCTAGATAGCTCACCGATGGCCCACGTCTGCTCGACATAATTATATGTAACGTAGCGGTCTATTGATGTTGAGTTTCCAGAAGGATAAAACCAACCAACTTCTTGGAACTGCTTGTTTACAAACGCATGGACCTGAAACCCTTGGTCTGCGTTAAAGTCATCTAGTACATGAGAAAGAACAGTGCAAGTAAGAGGGGTTATGCTTCCTCCATACTGATAGAAGCCCTTTCTGTCCATCCAGAACACGCCATTAGGTGTGCTAATTGATGCGTTTGGCCCAATAATACTAACGCCGTCACTGATTAGGTTTAAGCCGAAGGTAAGAGGCGCACCAATAAACTGTAAGCTGTAGAGGGCTACATCCGTCCATATCAGCGTTTCTTGTCGTGTTCTAAGGCCACTAATAATTTGTGATCCTGCTGAACAACGCAGCGAACCGGCAGTATTTGTTGATGTAGGAAACCACTCTGCTGCATTTTCTTGGTCAGAGAAAGCAACTAGCAGGGGGTCAATGGTTCCCGTTCTAGCTGTTGCGGTATCATTGATGGGGTCTGCGCCAAGGGCAATTACATGCCGGTCTACGTCAGATACAAGGACTTGTAGCGCCACTGTTGGCGTGAAGTTTGCGCCAGCAAGCTCAGAGATATTTACAGCACGATCTGAACCTAAGTTTTTTGCACTGGTATCCCAGTAGTAAATACCTCCCGCTCGTACATTGGCAATCAAGTCTTCGCCAAAACTATCCATAGACCACAAGCGTAATTGATTCAATGGACTCAGTGGGCTAGATGACCCCCATGTGCCATCACCCCAAGCGCCGACACTCCACCCTGTGCCATTAAGGAATACGTCAAGGCCGACGTTGATTTGATATGCACCCACAACAGAACTGCCACCATTACCAGTATCACTGCCGTTTGCTGTAACCGTTGCGCCAGATGTGTCCTTTGCGATGACGATATATGTATTCGTGTCGCTAACCGAATCAATCTCATACTCTTGGTTGAGGACCGCAGCAGTTATGTTGCCGCCTAACGTTGCGGCCCCGCTGAAAGTCACGAAATCGCCTAGAGATGCTCCGTGAGCGGTGTCTGTGACGGTTATAGAGCTAGACGTATTCGTAGCGCCGAAGGTTATATCGCCTGCCGCAGTAGTTGATCGAATTGGGGTTATGTCGCTGTAGTTTGTGTCAGCCGAAATGTACAGTTTGCTTCTGGTGCCAATACCGAGAAGCTTAGTTCCATCAACAGCCGTCCAGCCTAATAACTTTCTGCCTGTCCCTTCAAAAGAACTGTTTAGATATTTAACCCAACCACCGATTTTTTCTGCCAACCCTTGGCGAAATCGGACAAGATTGCCGTTAGACCAACCACCTTCAGCGGTGTAGTCAGTGCCCTCTTTGTTAATGCCAGGGTTGAAGATAAACTTCTGCAGAGGCATTAGGTGTACTCACCATCTCTTATCATTTCGGTAACTCGCAAAGCTCTCATCCCAACTTGATCGGCCCATTTGCTGTCCATGAACTCATCGGCAGCTATATCGAACTGTTGCCGTGACATGGCCTCTAGCGCGTTTACAAAGCCACGAAGCCTAGTCAAACCAAGATTGAAGCAAATATCAATCATTGCGTCACGTCTA